CAGGTTGGCATCGCGCAGGTCGGCACCGCGCAGGTTGGCTTTAGATCCGTTTTCACCAAACGAAGTCACCCACACTTTGTGCTCATCCAGAATTTTTGATAATTCAGCAGAGTTCATTTTGTTAATCCTTTTGATTAGTCGTAGGAGGCCGGAATCGATTTGCCGCGCATTTTCTGGTGCGCGTTAATCAAGTGGGTAGGGTGGTTAACCGGCTTCTTGTATGCCGGGTTACGCTTGCGTTCGGTTACTTCCGGCTTCTTGTCGCGGAGAGCTACGAGCGAAGTGGCCCGGTCTGCTCTGACGCAACCAGAGAGCTTCTGTTCGATTCGGCGCGCAAGAGAAGCGTCTTGCTGTGCCTGTTCAATCTTGGCGGCCCGGCGAGCTTTATAGCGGCTCTTGGCAGTGCCTTTTGCTTCTTTCCAGATGATGGTTGCCATGCTGACCTCCGGTTAAGTGGTTTAGGTACATGGCGCGCCAGATGCTTATCTTCTGGTTGCTTCTGTGAGCTGCAATTCGCGCCATCTCCAAAACCACCTGGGTTCTGGTCTCAACGGTTAGGTTGAGAGTTCATCAATGTTAAAGAGCGATGCCAATCTGTTCCGTTTGGCTACCAGCGTCCTGCTGATGGACTAAATATAAAACCTTGGTTGTATTAATGTCAACAACCAAGGTTGTAATATTTGAATTTTGGTTGTTTTGTGGTTGTTTTTTAAGGAAATAAATTTTGTTTTTGTGCGCAAAAAGAACTCTTGCGAGCCATTAAGGGCGAAGAGAGGGGAGGTTAACCGACTTTTGAGGCGCTAAACGTTGGGGTGATAGTGGGGATGGGGATGAGGGATATGCTGCGGGCAATAAAAAACCCGGCGCGGTGGCCGGGTTGACATCAACTGGATATGCGATCAGTATTAACGCATAGGGATTAGTTTGAGTAGTTCAGAGGCAGCAATTAGGGCGTGGCTGGTGTCACCGATGTTAATAAGGCCATAATCACCAAACTCAGATTTCAGTCCTTCAAAAGACGTTGCATATGCATACGTTTTGTATGTTGAAAGGAGCTTATCTCTCTGAGGCTTTCTTAGGAGATCAGAAATCAACAGGATCTGGTCTTTTTTTATCTGTGCTGTATAGAAATCGTTTTCCTTGATTGATTCAATTTGTTTTAAAAGCTCCAACCTTACAGGAGAGATAAGAGAGTTGTACTCCTTTCGCCTGTCTCGTTTTATTGCAGCTCTATGACCGATAAAATGTCCTAAAGCAAAGGCCGCAACAGTCCACACAAAGGCTATAAGAGGTAGAATATGTATGAAATTATCATGACTTTCAACGACTTCCTTTGGCATTACTCTTGGTCCCTTTTCCCTGTTTTCGGTTTAATTATTGGTTATCTAAGTGCGCGCTAACCAAACGTCTCTTCAGGCCATTGCTATAGCTTGTTGTAAGCTATTGACTCATGGATAAGAGCTTTACCCATGATATAGAGCTGGTCCTGATTCTCTTCTGTCACGTACCAATCCTTATATGCTGGGTTGTCTGAGAGCACTACCAATTGAAGACCCTGCATCTGTAGACGTTTGACGTGAAAGTGTTGACCGAACACAAATGCATAGACGCCATCTACCTTGAAGTGCCTCACAGAAACATCAAAGAAGAGACGATCTCCAGACTGAATGGTTGGGCACATGCTGTCACCGTCTACTGTCATCACCTTGATGTCGCTTGGGGGCCGATTGCCAAAAAGCGATCTCGCGTGCTCTGTCGTAAACTCAATAGCATGAAGAACTTCCACATATTCAGAAAGCATAAACGAGCCCGGCCCGGCGCTAACAGTCAGGTCTAAAACGTCAACCCTGAATACATCGTGCGCCAAATTTTCCATACCTTTCACTGTGAACCGACTCCCTTCACTGCACATAGGGCCACTACCCTCAGATAACCATTCCGGCCTTACACCGAGAATACTGGCTATTTCTACAATCTTTTTTGAGCTTTTAGCCTTCCCAGACGTCAGTTTCTGAATTGCAGCCTGCGACACCCCAACCTTTTCGGCTAGAGACACCTGGTTAATTTTTGCTTTCTCCATGGAAAGCTTCAATCGCTGAGAAAGAGTCATGTTCATCCATTAAAAATACAACCCCAGTTGTCGATAGGCAAACAACCAAAAACTTGCATGATAACAACCAAGGTTGTATATTGGTTTTAAGGAAACTGGAGGTGGTTTTATGAATCAAGTTATCAAAACCGCCATTGCCATCGTAGGAACGCAAAAAGAGCTGGCTAAGGCCTGTGGCGTTAGTCAAGCAGCTGTTCAGAAATGGCTTTATGGCAAGGCAAAAGTATCGCCACAAAATGTTGCCTCGGTTGTAAAGGCTACGGGAGGTAAGGTGCAAGGGCATGAAATACGCCCAGATCTTCCGGGTCTATTCCCTAAACCGAATCAGGCAGCATAAGCAGTACCCGCTCTTTAACAGTTCTGGCCGCTCACCTCTAACCGGGTAAGCAAAAACCAAGTGGCGGACCCCACGGTCTGCGCACGTATCTATCTAAACAACAAAGGAAGAATACCGAATGGAAAACGCAAGTTATAGCAAGCCGTCCCAGCGCGACATCGACCGCGCAGAGACAGATTTACTCATCAATCTCTCTACGGTCACACAGCGTGGCCTGGCGAAGATGGTGGGGTGTCATGAATCGAAGATAAGCCGGACAGACTGGCGCTTCATAGCATCAGTTCTGTGCGCGTTTGGGATGGATTCAGATATCAGTCCGATCAGTCGTGCATTCAGGCATGCACTGGAAGGAATTACCAAAGAAAAAGCCCCAAGCGCTGGAACGCTTGAGGCTTAGCAAACTGTGTTACGCCAACACAATCAACAGGAGACATTTTAATGCGAAAACGCAGGAAGTACCAGGAAAAAGAAGAGATTCGGCACCCTGAATCACCTGACGGGTTGGTTGTAGCGGCAGCCAATAACAGATCGTTCGCTGAACGGTTCATTGGTGTTTATCGACTGGCTAAAGCAGGAGTGAAGAATGGGCGTCGTTAAATTAGCAGACTACCGGCAGCAAGAACGCCGCGTAAACCAGCAGGAGGCAGCCGGTATGGGGTTTGTCTCTATACACCGCCAGTTTATGGATAGCCGACTCTACAAGGACTCTCAGGCCGTGCATCTTTGGGTGCATCTTATCCTCAAGGCAAACCATGAGGATTCCGTCGTAAACACCGATGTTGGACCTGTCACCGTTGAGCGCGGGCAGATGATTACAGGCCGCCCGACACTGGTCAGCGAAACGTTCATTCCCGACAACAAAGTGAAAAGCCTCCTGCGCAGTTTTGAGGCTAAAGGGATGATTACCGTCACGTCGATGCAGAAGAAATTCAGCCTCATCACAATCGTAAAATATGACGATTTTCAGGCTCAAAATTGTCCAACGAATGTCCAAGACTTGTCCAACGCAAACACCAGTAAAAATGCGGCTCTCAGAGCTGTTTGTCCAAGCGATGTCCAACGTTTGTCCATAAACAATAATATAAATAATAACTCATTACCTAAAGGTAATGAGTATGTCGCAAACGAGCCTGAAGAACAGAATCAAAAGCCCGTCGTGCAGAAGCCAAAAATTTCCTGCGAAGAAGTCTGGCAATGCCTGAAAGATGAATTGCCAGAAGCCAGGGGGTGGAGATGCCTCACTGATGAGCGTCGTAACCTCATCCGCACCTTCTGGGGCAAGGCGAACAAGATCGCCCGCAATCTGGATGGCAAGCCTCTCGACATGGAAGGCTTCAGGGGATACCTGAAATACATCAGCGAAAACTGCCGCTGGATGCTGGAAGACCGGCCTGACCAGAAGACCGGCAGGACGTGGCGCCGCATGAAGTTTGACAGCTTCCTGAACTCTAAGCTCTACATCGAAGTTCGTGAGGGTGATCGCGATGACCGATGACATCAAAACCCCGCCATGTAACTACGAGGCTGAACAGGCCGTTCTCGGCTCAGTGATGGTCGCCCCGGATAGCGACAACGTCCAGAAGGTGCTCGGCTTCCTGAATGCTGACATGTTCTACAGCAGGCAGCACGGCAGAATATTCGCAGCGTTGCAGGGGCTGAACGCCAAAGGCAAAGCGCTGGATATGCTGACGCTTTCAGACGCTCTGGAAATGCAGGGAGAGCTTGAACAGGTAGGCGGCTTTGCTTATCTGGCAGACATTTCCCGCAACACGCCAAGCGCCGCTAACGTCATGCACTACGCCAATGTCGTGAAGGATAAATCGACAGAGCGCATGGCAATCGAGCAGGCTACGCAGATGCTTGAGGTGCTCTACTCGCGCTCAGGGATGACGACCGCCCAGAAGCTGGAAGCGGTGCAGGCGCTGGCGATGAAGGTCGATGACAAAGCAAAAACCGGAAATCATCGTGGCCTGATGACGTTCAGGGATGCATTCAACAAATGGACTTATCAGGTCGGTGAGCGACTGGAAGGCAACCCGTCATCGGTAGGCCTGACGTCCGGGATTGAAGCGCTGGACGATATGCTGGAGCCCAAACGAATCGTGCGCGGATCCCTTTTCGTTGTCGGCGCGCGGCCAAAGATGGGCAAAACCACGGTATACCAGAAAATGGCTATCCACTGCGCGCTGGTAGAAAACCTGCCAACCCTCGCATTCAGCCTCGAAATGCCTACCGAGCAACTGGTAGAGCGCATCATCTCGCAGCACTCCCGCGTGAAGTCTGATGTGTTTTACCAGAACGGCTACAACGAAAACCAGTTCGCCCAGGCGCTCGCAATGGGTACGCAGATTGCCGACAGCAACAACCTGTACATCGACGATACGCCGGGCCTGTCTCTGGCTCACATCGTCTCCGAGTCGCGCCGCATCAAGCGTGAGCGCGGCGAGGTGGGGATGGTTCTTGTCGACTACCTGACGCTCATGGCAGCCGAGAAGGCTGATACCGAGGCGCAGGCTTACGGCATCATCACCAAAGGTCTCAAGGTACTGGCTAAAGAGCTTAACTGCGTTGTCGTGCTTCTGGCTCAGCTTAACCGCGGCTCAGAAGCTCGCGCCAATAAGCGCCCGCTGCCGAGCGACTCACGCTCTACCGGACAGATTGAGCAGGACTGTGACTACTGGCTCGGTATCTATCGTGAGAATGAGGATGATGAAACTGTTAACCCTGCCGAGACAGAGCTTTTGTTAAGGCTGAACCGGCACGGGAATACGGGAACCGTATACGTTGAACAACGTAATGGCATTCTTTACGACATCGACCAGCAAGAGGCGCGTTTCCGCAAAGAAGAGAGAGAGCGCAAACCGAACAAAAAAGGGGGGTTTTAATGGATATTGATGCTTATATGCGACATCAGAAAGCGATGGATGAGAAGGTCTACATCGAAGATGGTTTTGTAATTTTTAAGCTGGAAGAAACGGAATATGAGATACCGCTTTCCCGCCTATCCAGTCAGCAAAGACTGCTCGGATGGATATTTCATCTGACTGAAAAATCATGGGTTGATATCGAAATCCTCCGGCACTTCATGAAGATCGTGTCTGAGCACTTTGATTACCCGCTGTATGAATGATTGCTGATTACCAGACGAAAAACGGGGCCGAATATTCGGCCTTTTTTATTTTCTGAAACATCATCACAAGGATTAACCATGAGCACTATTAGCACAGAACAGGCCAAAGACCTGCGTAACGCATTTGAATGCTGGCAGCAGGACTATGACCCAGTAGAAGACAAAGAGCAGTACGACATGTTTGGCCTTGGCATTGTGGCGATGGATGAGCTTCTGGCGCTGCGCAAAGAGCGGGAGCGGGCGGAGCCTTTTGTTTGCCCAAAATGCGGCAA